GACCGTCACGTACGCGCTGATCCTGGTGGCCACCTAGACCGCCCGGCTTCTGGCCTTGCGGCCGTAGGTCGCGACGGCGTCCTTGCGGAGGTCGAAGAGGCTGCGGCCGGTGCCCTCCCGGGCGTTCTCGCCCTCACCGATGACACGGGCGTACCCGCTGGTTTCCTGCTGGAGCTGGTTGATCGCCTCCGCGATGCACAGGTCGCGGACCAGGTCCGGCACCAGGTGGCGGTAGATCGCGGCGCCGTTGGAGTGGGCGGCCAGGGTGGTGCCGAGCTGCGCGCGATCGAGCTCGACGCCGGTCAGGGTGAACACGTCGCCGCCGCTGGAGTGGGCGGCCAGCACGGTGCCGTCCCACGCTCGCTTGACGGTCAGGTTGTTGCCGGCGATGTCGACCACGAGCATGCGTTCGCTGCCGATAAGCAGGACCTGCTCGACCGCGAACGCCGTGCCGTTGCTCACCTGCACGGTCACGTCGCCCGCGGAGGCGGTGAGGGTGTTGCCGGTGTTCTGGGTGGAGTCGATCATCGTCTTGGCGGTGACGATGACGCGCTCGCTATCGATGCGGAGGATGTCGCCGACGCCGATCCGGGCGGTTGTCCAGGTCGCCGTCGCGGTGGCTGTCAGGCTGGCCGCCAGGTCGGCAGTCAGCGCCCCGACCGATTCCTCGTCGGCGGCATAGCCGAAGGTGCCGGTGATCGCGATGGCGCGCTGGTGGGTACTGCCCGAGGCGAACGCCGAGGCGGACGCCAGGTCGATCTCCACGCGGGTGAACGGCGGCCCGCTGTTGGCCGGCTCCAGGAAGTAGTCGGTCGAGGGGATCGTCACGCCACCGGCCGTTAGGGTGGTGACGGTGATGACCTCGTCGGCGTCCAGCCACAACCGCCACGGCCGCGCGTACTGGTGGTTCGGCCAGTCGAAGTAGCGGGTCGCGAGCTGCGGGTAGAACTTCCGGTGGAGGAGGCCCTCGATCGCCCGCGAGCCTGAGGCGATGGCGCGGTCGACCTGTTCGTTGTTGCGGGCGGTCTCCGCGGAGTCCAGGGCGCCCTTCACGGACTCCCTGGTCGTATACCAGGCCGTCGCCATCCCTCGAACTCGCTTTCTGGCTCAGTCACCCTCGGGTGACGGGAAGGCTCATATGCAGTTAGGTGACGCCGCCTAGGAGCTGATGATCATGATACTCAATTGCACCTAGCTCGGTGGGGTCGACCGCTGTCCGACCTGGCAGCGAGTCGGCGGTGTAGACCACGGCGCCGCCCTCGGTGGCGGCCGACACGCTCGCTCCCGCGAGGTCCTCGAGGTGGAAGTCGACCGCGCCGGCGTGGGAGTCGAACAACTGGCTGAAGACGTTGAAGGGCCCAGCGACGGACAGGTCCCCGGTTGCCCACGCCGCCGCAGCGATGGTGCCGGCCAGGTCGCGAGGGACGCCGCCACCGGTGACGGTGAGGTCCCCGGTCGCCCCGCTCGCTGCCGCAGACATGGCCGCCAGGGCGCGAGCGACGGCCACAGAGCCACCGAGTGAAGCGGCAGCACTCCCCGTACCCGAGATGCCCTTGTCGACCCCCAGCGCGCCCGTGGCGCCGTTGGCGGCGCTGGCGTTGCCGGCCAGCGGACGGTCGGCGGCGACGGCACCGGTGGCGCTGGCCGACGCAGGGAAGGTCCCCACCAGCGGCCGCGCAACGTCAAGGCTGCCGTCGAGGTCGGCGGCCGCGTCGGCGTGGCCGGCGAGGCTGACCTGGCCTGCGGTGGCCCTCGCGAGCAGGAGGGCCATGGCTCAGTACGCCGTGACCTCGGCCCAGGCCACCTCGACCAGCAGGTCGGCGGTGCCGGCCGCTCCGAACACCGTGGTCGGCCCCCGGACGATGAACCCCTCGTTCTGGGCCAGGACCCACGGATGCACGCCATCGCCCGCGTCGGTGTCGAGCTGCTTCTCCACCACGTTGATGTTCGCGGTGGTGATCATGTGCGCGTGCTCCAGCTCCAGGACTGGGTCGGCGTCCAGCGTCCGCGTCCCCACGGTCAGCCCGGCGGCTACCGCCGACTTACGGATGTCGGTCACTAGCGTCGTGCCCATATTCGTGCGCTTCTTGAAGCTGTTGCCCGTCAGGGTGAGTGCCGTACCTACCGAGTCGGAGACGGTGAACCCTCGGGCGATGAACACCTGGTAGCGCTCGAACAGGGTCGCCGTCGCGGCGGCGGTCTGGAGAATCCCTAGCCTGATCTTCTGGACGACGCAGAAGCGGGTGGCGTCGCCCCAGCGGAAACTGAACAGCGTCCCGTTGGCGGCTTGGGTGACGACAAGGGGCACGGTGGTAGCGAGTCGGTAGTGACCCAGCGCGCCGTGGTCGACCGGACGCGGAACGGTCCGCAGCGCGCGGAAGGTTGTCCCGTCGACCTCCGCGACGGTGCCGCCGTTGCCCTGGATCTGAATGGCCATCCGCTACCTCACCCGTTCCATACCCAGCCGACCTTCCACACGCCATAGATGCGGGTGTCGCCGAGCGGCGTGCGGTTGATCCCGTAGACGGTGAAGCCCGTCCCGGCGACGATGTTCCCCGCCTGGATCTCCAGCGGCTCGACCAGGGCCTCGTCGGCGGAGTGGTCCGCGGTCGCCTCCAGCCTGATCCACGCCTCCACCAGCGACCCGGCCACGATGCTGGCCTGGCCGGTCACCGCGACCGACGCGTCCGACTTGCCGGGGAACGCCCCGAAGTCGAGGTCGACGGTGCCCTGCGCGCCCATCTACAGCCCTAGAGCCGTTTTGAGATCGGTGAGGGTCCTGCCGTCTTGCGCCGGGCAGACGATGTAGTCGCCCACCCGGACCCAGCCGGCCGGCGGCGACGAGTCATCGGTCTGCCCCGTCCCCGGGCAGGCGGGATAGTCGCACGTCCAGTCGGTATGGCCCTTCGTCGCCATCAATATGCGTCTCCCGGATCGCCGAGCTTGAGCACCAAACTGGCGGCCGCGAACGACGCGGTGTCGCCGTTGAGGACGGGCTTGGGCACCGTCAGCGCCCCCCACGCCCGCAGCGTCCCGGCCGAGGAAGCGTTGAACAGGCCGAAGTGGGTCATGTTCGCCCCTGCCGACCAGTCACCCGTCGCGGTCGGGAACGTCTTGACAGCGGTGTTGCTCTTGGTCGCCGGCGCCGTCCCGGTGGCGGCGCCCCAGTCCGCGGCGGCCGTGGAGACCCGCGCGTAGGCGCCGCTGGACGGCTCGGTGAAGCTGCCACCCGCCTCAGTCGGCGTGGTGGTCGACAGCGCGATCCACAGCGACTCCGGCGTGTAGCTCGGGTCGTTCAGGAAGTGGTCGAGTAGCGCCTGTTCGATCGCGTCGGTGAAGCCCGCCACCGGGAGCTACTCACCTTCCGTCTCGTGGCCACTGGTAGCCGTCGAACCGGCAGAAGAGGACCCCGCCGGGCCCTTCGATGAGCGGCGTCCCGTCGTTCGGGCAGGCTTGGGGCGGCTCGGCGAGCTCGGCTCGGGCGAGCTCAACGGCTTCCCGCTTGATGCTTGCGAGCTGCTCCCAGGCGATGGCTGCTCACCCTCCTCCGTGGCTGCCGGCGAGGCGGACGCGGGGGTTCCATCCGCCTCGCCGGCGTTGCTCGGTCCGCCATGCGCGGTGATCTTCGCCATGATCAGGCGTTGAGCTGCGCCAGGTTCGGCGGCGTCCGCTGGACCTCGAGGTCGAACAGGATGGCGAGGAAGCCACCCGCCCGGGTGCCGCCGGCGCCGGGGTCGGGCATGTCCAGCGTCACCCACTCGAAGCCGTCGGAGAGCTGGCTTGCGAGCACCTCGATGACGACGATCATCTGCACGGCGGCGTAGGTCGCGCCGGTCAGCGAGACCGTCGCGGCCGCGGCCTGGGTGGTCTTGTTCCAGGTCTCGTCACCGTCCAGCGTGGTCTCGTTCTTGTCGTACCACGTGGTGATCGCGGCGAGGTTCTGGAGGGTGCCACCGGTCGCGGCGTTGGCTTCCTTGAGGGTCGGCACGAACGTGTCGGTGCCGGCCGAGACAGCGCCCATGAAGACCACGAACGCGACACCGCCGGCGTTCTTGAGGTGGACGCGGTGGCCGGTCTGGGCGCCGGCCGCCAGGTCCGCCACCGGGACGACAACCGACCCGATGTCGAAGCAACGACCGAGTGCTCTTGGCATGTTGGTTTCCTCCCGGGAAGGGCGTTACTGCTTCCCATTGAGCCGCGCTGGGCGGGATGGATCAGGCGGACAGCAGGGTGACGTACGCGGACAGGGTCGCGGAGGTGTTGCGGGGGGTGATCGCCGACTGGAGCCACGGGCGGCCGTCGAGCCGCTCCACGATCCGGTAGGCGGTCACGTCGTTCTGGAACTTGAAGTGCGGCGAGGACATGGCGGACATGACCTGGCGGTCGCCGATCAGGTAGAAGCCGAAGTCGACGAAGCTGAGCGCGCCGGTGACGCCGAGCTTGGGGACCTTCTCGGTGAAGATCACCGGGCGGCCGAGGATCGTCATCGGTGGGCCCTCGATCACCTGGCCGTTGCTGAGCCACACCGCGTTCGGCGCGGCGCCGCCGGGGACGACCATCGCGGCGAGCTGCGGGAAGACGTCGATGGAGGCGACCCACACCGCGCGGCCCAGCGAGCTGGGCAGCATCCGCGAGTACATCGCGACCACGTCCTCGAACTTGACGAGGTTGGCGGTGTTCTCGGTGACGGTGATGAGGCCCGAGCCGTTGAGGAACCCCAGCGGCTCGCCGACGCCGGTCCCGCGGATGAACGCGAGGTCCTCGTAGAAGCCGAGGGCCTCCGGGAAGATCTGGTCCATGAACGCCTGGAAGGAGGGCAGCGAGTCGGCGATCAGCTCGTTGGGGACTTCGGTGTAGGCGGTCAGCTTCTTGGCGTCCAGCACGACCCGGCCGAACGCCGCCTGCGAGGCGGTGAGCGCGGCCGCTTCCTCGGTCCAGTAGCCGACGATGCCGCCGAACACCGACGACACGTTGGAGGTGGAGTCGATCGCGGGGAACGGCACCCGCAGGGTCTCCATCGGGATGACCCGGGCGCGCGGCCGGACGATCGAGGTCTCCAGCGACACCCGGAGCAGCTCGCTGCGGAGCGTCTCCGGGATGAGGAACCCACCCTCAGACGGGACCGTGGAGCTGAACGCGGCGCGGATCCGCTTGACCTTCGCCTCCATCTCGGCGTCGCGCTGCCGGTAGTGCCAGATCGCGCTGAAGTACTCCGCGGAGTCGGCGAACTCCTTGTCGATCGCGGCGCCCATGGCCTTGGGGTTGTAGAGCCCCTGCGCCTTGGCGCCCCTGCCGGCGACCGGCTGCGCGGGGTCGAGGTTCACCCGGCGGATGCCGTCGGCCTGGTTGTCCTTCAGCCACTGCGCCAGCACCCGCTGGGTCTCGTCGCGGACCTGGTCGGCGATCGACTGGTCCTTGTCGAGGACGTTGGAGGCGTAGGCGCGGATGAACTGGGAGAACAGCTCCTTGTCGCCGAACACGCCCTGCATGCGGCCGGGGTCGCCGAGCATCGCCTCCAGCTCGTCGGGGGTCGAAGGGATGACGAGCTTAGGTGCCATGCAGGGCCTCCTGCAGAGTCGACCGGAACCATTCCGGGTCGAAGGTGAACGGCGCGGCATGCGCCGCGATCTTGGGGGTGGGTGCCTGCTCGCGGCCGGCGTAGGCGAACACGCTCAGATCCCAGGAGTTCTCGGGGTCCTGGTCGTCGGTGCCCTTGCCGCCCACCGAGTCGGCCAGGCCCGCCGCGACGGCCTCGTCGGCGTCGTACCAGGTCTCGGCGCGCATCGCCGCGCGCCAGTCCTGGACCGTGCCGCCGGCGTGCTGGGTGTAGATGTCGGCGATGTTGTCCGACACCTTGTCCAGGCGGGTGGCCATGTCCCGCATGTCCGCGGCGTTGCCGACCGACAACCCGAACGCGTCGTGGATCATCATCGTGGCGTTGCGGGCCATGACGACCCGCTCGCCGGCCATGGCGATGAACGACGCCGCCGACGCGGCCAGCGAGTCGACGGTGGTGACGACCTCCGCCTTGTGGTCCTTCAGGGCCTGGTAGATCGCAATCCCGTCGAAGGCATCGCCGCCAGGCGAGTTGATGTGCAGCTCGATCCGGGGAGCGGTGACCTCGCGGAGCTCGTCGACCAGGTCCTTGGCGGTCACGCCGAAGTACCCAATCTCGTCGTACAGGTACACCTCGGCGGCGTCGCCGGCCTTGTTCTCGATCCGGTACCAGTCGGTGCGGCCCTGCCGCAGCCGGGCGACCGGGCGGGCGAGCCGCAGGTGCTGCGGGTGCTTCGCGGAGCCAGCCGCCATGCCACCGTCCTTGTCGGTTTGCCGCAGGATACCATTAACGATAATCATTCTCCGTAAGGGAGGGTCGGGTGCTGCGGGACGCGGACGAGCTGCTCCTCCCGGCGGTCGAGGCGACCCTCGGCAAGCTGACGCTGGAGGACGCCGACGCCGCCGTCGTGAAGCTCGCGCAGCGGTACGCCGCCGTGATCGACGCCTCGGAGACCCCCGCGGCCGCGCTCGAGGTGTTCGGTCCCAAGCTGCTGAGCGCCCTCAGCGCGCTCCAGGCGACGCCGGCGGCCCGGGCCCGGCGACGCAGCGGGGGAGGTGGCAACGTCGGCCCGAACCGGCTCGAGGAGCTCCGCGCCGCTCGTAGGTAAGCAGACGCCGCGCCTGTTCACGCCGCCGCTGCGGCGCCTGGACCGCAGGACCACCCGCGGCTATGAGGTCGTCGAGTTCGCCGAGATGATCGGCGAGCCGCTCCTCCCGTGGCAGCAGTACCTCGTCAAGCACGCGATGGAGCTGAACCCGGACGGCACCTACCGGTTCCGCACCGTCCTGGTGCTGGTGGCCAGGCAACAAGGCAAGAGCCAGAGCAAACGCCTGGTCAGCTTGTGGCGCATGTACATGGACGGCGCCCGGACCCTGCTCGGCGTCGCCCAGGACGTCGCGCTCGCCCGCGAGCAGTGGAGCATCTGCCAGGAGACGATCCATGCCTGCCCGGACCTGGAAGCCGAGTGGGGGGGCGTCCGCAACGTCAACGGCGACGAGTGGTTTTGGCTGCGCTTGGGTGTCCGCTATCTGATTAAGGCGGCGAATCGCCGCGCCGGCCGTGGCTACTCGATC